GGGTGGTACTAAATGTGGTAAAATACCACAACGTGATTGGGAAAAATTAGGATTAACAACAGACGAAATAGCTAATCAGAGAACTATAAAATGTTATCGTTTAATATTTGGTCAAGTTACTTTTGATGGACACACTGCTGATAAAACAGAAGTAAAAGTTAAAGATTATCCTGTACTATGGAGAGTAACTGGAGTTCAATTTAATCCTGTTGGCAATGCATTACAAAGTATAAGTGAGCGTAAAAAACTTATGTTTAACTGTGCTTTACATTTAGATTCTCAAAAGAAAAAAAATGGAAGTAATGTGTATTACGTCTCTACAATACGAGTTAATGCAGACGCAGGACTTAAATTAACTAAAGACGATGAATCTACATTAGGTAATTTTCAAACTATTATTAATGATGAAAATAATGAAGTGTTAGATTTATATAAAAATGCTAAAAAGAATGGGCCAAAAACAGTCGATGCTGTTGATGCAAAGATAGTTGAAGAAGTTGACCCTGCTCAAGCATTAGCTAATTAATGGACATACTTAATAAAGTTCAAACATTCTTAAATACGGCCTGTGAAAAACAGGTCGTTATTTCTGATAAACTTATTGAAGAGTTTGGAGAAGCGTGTAAAACTGCTATCAAAAAACAGTTTACTGATAAGCGACCAGATAAATTTACAGTACGAGCAAGTAATGTAGGCAGACCTCTTTGCCAACTTCAAATGGAAAAAAATGGAGTAAAAGGCGAAAGTCAACCCTACAGTGCAAAAATGCGTAATTTATTTGGAGACCTTATTGAGGCAACTGCTGTTCTAGTATTAAAGTCTTCTGGGGTCGAGGTGACAAATGAACAGAAATCTGTTAGATATAATATGTCTGATGGTACGCATATTGATGGTACATTTGATATTGAAATTGATAATAAAATTTGGGATATTAAATCAGCTTCTCCATTTGCGTTTGACCATAAGTTTAAGAATGGATATAATGCTCTTGTTAAAGGAGATACATTTGGTTATGTTGAACAAGGATATGTTTATGCAGAAGCTGAAAAGAAAAAATTTGGTGGATGGATTGCTATTAATAAATCTACAGGAGAATGGACTATAACAGAAACTCCTTTAGCTGATGATGAGTACAAAGATAATGCTCTTAAAAAAGTTAAAGATAACTCTGAAGCAATAAAAAAAAACTTGCCTTTCAAAAGATGTTTTTCAGATATTGAAGAAATGTATAGAAGAAAACCCACAGGTAATAGGGTACTTGGATTTGAATGTAGTTATTGTCCTTTTAAAAAGGAATGTTGGGGAGATGAAATACAATATTTACCACAACAGCAATCACAAGGTATCAAGCCAAAATGGCTATGGTATACAAAAATAACTAATCCGAAAGAAGAATATGCGAACGAGTAGTAGAAAAGCAAAAGGTAGACGATTACAAAATTGGGTTCGTGATGAACTATTATCTCGCTTTACAAAATTATCTAATGATGATATATATTGTGCCATAATGGGTGAAAGTGGTGCAGATATTAAACTATCTCCTCTTGCCCAAACAATAATCCCCTATTCTATTGAATGTAAAAATAAAGAAACATTTACTGGAATATACAAAATTATAGAACAGGCTAGCACTAATTCTAAACCAACGCAAGTACCATTAGGCATAATTAAAAAAAATAATTTGCAACCTTTGGCTATTATTGATGCTAGACATTTCTTAGACTTAGTGAGTAAAAATGTCAGATGAAATAAAAATTATTATTAGGCCTCTTGAAGAAGGCTATGCAATATATATTGTTGAGCCAGATGGTAAAGAACCTATGACAGAAAAAATGGCCTCATGCTATACGTTAGCAAGAGGTATGATTAAATTTGGATTAGA